CTGGTGAAGATCGACAGGTCGAGATCACGCCACAGGCGCATCTCTCCGAGGTTGATCACTTCATCGATCGACCCGGTGAACTCAGCATCATCATCCTCAAGCCATGCTTGCAGGTTGGCGTTCAGTTCGGTGTATGTCTTATTGCTCATCAGTCAAATATCCAGACCTGTGCCCCAGCATTGATAAGCCCGGTGAAGGGTGTCGTGAAGGGGATCGTGAATGATGGCGAGTCAGCGGTTGACCTAATGCGCGAAACGAAGTGCCCTGCATTAAGATTGACCGCTACCCACTGACCGATGATGTACGCCTGCGCCTCTTCCATTACAAACTGCGTGTCACCATCAACTGGCAACACGGCAAGCGTGGTCTTGAATGTGCCGCTTGGTCCTGATGGAACTGGTAGCGGCTGCTCAGCATCGCCGTAACCATCTTCGATGGATATCTCAGGGGCAGGTCGGTACAGCGCGATGGGATCAGTCACCTCGACAGGAATCTCCTGCGGATGCTTCGGCTCCCACCAATCGGGATGCACAAGCAGGCCCTCGATGTGACCGTCAACCACGAGGTCCCGGTACATCATCTTCTGGCCTGAACGCTGGCATTCTGCTACAGCGTTGCGCCCCCTTGCGTACTGACGCTTACTCATCGGTAGCTACTCGCCCTCCCTCTGCGTCGTCTCGAACCAGATGTCGGTACGAGCCGTACATCGCCACGCTCGCGCACAGCGTTACTGCCGGTCCTGAAGGCGTTCTCAGCCTTCTGGTATAGCGCCGCCTCAAGGTCGGGGATTGCGTACTTCTCAGCCAGCCTGAACGCTAGACCGTAAGCAAAAGCATCGTGCATGTAGTACGGGATGTCCGCATTGTCAGATGCCGCGCTTGAGTCCTCGAACTTCATCACTGCATCGAAGTGAATCTCGTCAGTGGAATTCTCTGGTGAGGTCCAGAACGTCAGCGTGAGGCCATCGCGTGCCTTGTCAACGAACACACGATCGGGTCTGCCCTCGATGCCCTTATCAGGGATGTTGAGCAGCTCATCTCTGGACATGAACTCAACGGGCGTGTCTACACCATTGCGGCGCAGCACCACGTTGAGGATGTCGAGTATGGCTACCCCACCAGCATCGAGATCGAAGTCAGTGCCAGCCACGTATTCTGTTTGTGACTGCACAAGAGTGAAAGACTGCCGCTTGATGCGGAAGTCGTGGTAGTCCTTCGTTGCCCAGTCAGCCAGCATAAAACGCATGGAGCGTCGTGCGGACAGTACGTGCCTTGATGTGATCTTGGCAGGGTCTATCCGACAGCGCTCCAGCGCCTCATCGACCATCTCGGCAAGATCGGGATTAAAGATATAAGTCCCTGATGTTGCCATGTGGTCATCCTTGGTTGACGGTGTACGTTACGGAACCAGTACCGGCTGTGATGTTGATGCGAACGGCGAACACAGGCTTGTCGGATATCGCTACCGATGCGTCCACGCCGCCACTCGCAATCTCATTATCCCAGTCCGCACTGGCTGGATCGACATACCTGTCGTTTGGGTTACCCACGTTCACTGCTGCCTGAGCAGCTGCGTCGTACAGGACGTTCTGCGAGGTAGAGTCAACCGTAAAGGTGACCGTGCCATTCGCAACGACATGTATCCTCATGTCAGTGAGGAAGGTCTCAGTAACGATGTAGGTCGCGCCTACACCAGCCGTTGTCGTACCTGTGATCGGTCGTCTACGAGAGTGTCCCATAGGTCACCCCCTTAGTCGTTTCTTACGCCGTCATCGTCCATCAGCATTTCAACCAACAGCGTTGCCGACCCAGTGCCAGCAGTCACGCCAGTACCTGCGTACAGGGGCGTGTCGGCTGTCAGTACATCGATGTCAGCCGATGCAACCGTGGCAAGCGCGTTCGAGTCGAGTTCGTTCAAGAACCGATCCGATGTCGTGCCATCACCGATGTCTACTGTGGACGCATCGCCGTTTGCAACGATCACCTGAGCGCTGAGAAAACGACCGCCCTTCGGCAGTACTACGCCTGTGTCAGCTGATGCCGCAGATACGTCTGCGATGACCGCTTTGATGTAATGCTTCACAACGCCAAGCGAGGCGTTGCCCATTGAGTTACCACCTTGTCGCCAGTAACCCCTTACTGTGCTTCTTGTACCCATCTGTCTGTCTCCAGTCTCTTACGAGTCGTCAGGGTGAAGCGGTGGGGCCGAAGCCCCACCTACTTCAGGTTGGCTTAGGTGCTGCCAGAGCTTCCGAATGCACCTCGGTAGTCAGACCAGCCGAACGAGTAGCGTTCACGTGCCTTGTAGCGCATGTTGCCTGTCTCAAAGTCACCTTCGAGACCACGTTGGATGTTCTTCCTGACCATGTGCTTCAGACCGTCCTGCTGGTCCGTGATCAGCGTCCACTGATTCGGGTCCGTCAGGCGATGGTTCTTGTGGCAACCACCGGGGATCATGCCCATCTTCTTCATGGCATTGATGTCGTTGTCAGCCGTGCCGGGACGGTACGGAGACATCAACAGACGTTCTGCCACAAACATCAGATCGGGCGGCACGATCAGCTTCTGCGCACGTACAGCAATCGGGATAGACCGCTCGTCCACGAACTTGCTGATTGCAATCATCGCTTCCTCAAGGGAAGTTTCAGACAGGTCAGCCTGTGTCGTAAACGTATTGGCCTGCGTCCCACCACCGTAAAGCGGATGAGCAGTACTGAACAGCTCGACACCATCACCACCCGGATAGGCAGCGGTGAAGCCGTTGTTCAGGATTGCCGCACCTTTCACTTCTTTGGTGTGCTGCATAGAGCGAGCAAGAGCCTTGGAGTACTTCGAGCCGATGGAGCCGTAGAGGTTGTCCTCTTCAGCTTCTTCCGTCAGCGAGAAGGCCAGTGCGATAGTCTCGTGGACATACCGGCTGACGAACGCTTCGCCACCCTGATCATAAGTGACCGGGGCACCTTCAGCCTTGACTGGAGCACCAGCCAGACCAGCGAGCAGTACGTCTTCCTCGTATGCTTTCTGAGAGTTTTCGACTGCGAAAATAGGTCTCCATTCCTGCTCGTAGCGCTTGTATTCCAAGCCGAACACGGTGTTGAGACCTTCCTGTAGCTGCTTTCTAAAGCGAGCGCGATTCATGATAGCCATTAGTCAATCACTCCTTTAGGCATCCCAGACGTAGTATTCGCCCTCAGCGATCATGACATTAACGCGAGCGTTAGCAGTCAGTGGATCAGCCGGGTTGATACCGTCTGGAGCTGCGGCGAAACCAAGCAGCTTGAGTTGAAGAATGGTTGCCGCAGCGGACGCTGCATCAACTTCCATTCCAGAGATTCCAGTTGCCGCATTACCTGCGACCGTCTGGACCGAATCGGCATAACCGAAGACTTCATCTTGAGTGATGATGCCATCGAGCTGTGCCGTGTACACGATATTCTGGTCCGTGTACACAAAAGCCTCAGCAGCTTCAGCTCCCTTTGTGGCAGTACCTGATGCCCACTGGTTCTGCCAGACCACATCGCCATTGGCGGCTGTGTACTGGCATCCAGCAAACACACCAAGCAGGCGCGTGCTTGCAGCAGCACCTACGTCAATGTGCGTGCCGTCAGCGGTAGCATCAATTATTACCAAATCACCAGCAAAGATGTCGGATGCCAGACCAGAGGCGATCTTGAAACCGCCATCGTATCTGATTACTCCACCGTTACGATGATAGCTGGGAGAGAAGCCGTTTGGCGCGTCTAAATTTGCCATAGAACTTGACCTCGTTATTCATCGTCAGCCACCTTCAATCCGGGGTGGGTCACCGATGATTTATGCTCCTTCACAATCGGATGACCGGCTATCTGAGTCGATTCGAGATCATGTTCAACAGCACGGATTTGGTTCCGTGTTTGCTGTTCAATTGCAGCCTTGCGACGTGCGAGAATCTCGGAGTCGATCTCCATCAAGATGAGATCATCCACCACAATCATCCCGTTTTCCTTGTCCGCGAAGTTAGCGAATACGCGCCAATCTTCTGGCAGCGTTGAGGGATCGCGTGGTCGCCATCCTTCTCGCCATGTTCGGTTCAAGTTTTTGGGATCGTCCGCACCACGGATTGATTTCCTGACCCATCGCTGGGTCATTCCTTCCTGAGCTGGTGGGGCATCCAATGAACTTGGACGGACCCAACCTGCTGCTTCCGGTTGGTGGGTGGCATCGTACTCCGACATCTCGTCCACACGAGACTCGTGTCCATGGTCTACGCCATGGTTAGTGACAGCTGGCTTAGGTGCCACTTTCTTGCTTATTTTCTTTCTGGGTGCAGTCATGTTCATGCTCCTTGGGCTTTGTTACGGGCGAATTCCTTCAAGACCTCTGGATCGTTCGGGTCAAGATTGAACTCCCTCATCGTTGCAAAGTCCTCCTTATCGAGCTGAACCTTACTGCTGCTTGTCCGCTGGCGACGTGTTTCATTACCACCGACTGGAGCGACGACCTGTTTGCCACGTTTTTTATCTGGCTTGTCGTCAGTCGTGTCGGCATCACCGGCAGCATCCAAGTCCTCGTACAGTGACGGCTCTTTTTCCTTCAGTCGCCTGTCTAGTTCC